GAAATGGAACTGTTGAGTCTGTTACTGTGACTGCGGGTGGAACTGCATACAACATTGCTGATGATTTAACAATATCTGGAGCAGACCTAGGTGGTAGTGATACTACACATGATATGGTTCTTGATATCGCTACAATGACATATAGCAATCCAGTTTCAACAGAAACTTTACTGGATGCTTCTATTGACTCAGTAACTGTAACCAACTCTGGATCAGGTTATCTATCTGCACCTACTATCACTGCTCAGGGTGGTAATGGTATTAACGCAGTATTAGATGCTCTAATAACAAATGAAGGTGTATCTGTAATTAACGTTGGAGCAGCTGGTCAGCAATATCAAAGTGCTCCATTAGTTAATATAGAACAGAAAGTGGGAACTGGTGCATCTATTCTACTCAAGTCATCCGACATGGGCGAAATACTTAAAATTGGTGGCGATAATATTACATTTAACTACAGTCATGATAGAACATTAAAACCAAAGTTAAATACAACCTATAATTTACAATTAGTCAGAACTCAAATTATTAATTACCTTGATGTAGTAGATGGTGGTCAAAACTTTGTTGCAAATCCTGAGATTCTTCTAGTTGGTGGTCAGGGATCTTTATTTAACTTAGACCCAATAATTGAGAATGAAATTATACAATCTGTTGAGGTTGTAAATGCTGGTAGAGGATTTACGTCTGCACCTACTGTACAAGCAAGAGTAAGTCATAGTTTTGTTACTCTTAATTCTAATAGCACATTAAACTTCCCATACAACGCAAAAATATCATCAGGAACCAAAGTTAATCTTGTAGCATCTGCGGGTCAACTTCCTGCACCATTAGCAGAAAATATAACATATTATGCTGTTGCAGCAACTATTGCAAACGGACTAGCAGATAATCAGATCAAACTTGCAACCACTCTTGCTAATTCCAATACTGAGACTACTATTGCATTTACAAGTCCTGCTGTAGGAGACCCTACTACAGGACAAACTGTATTTACCTTACAAACTACAGATTTAGGTGATAATATTGTTGCATACATGAAACCCGCTACTTTCTCTATTGGAGAGAGAATATATCAAGGTGCATCTACATCTTCATACACTGCATATGGATTTATTAAGAATTGGGATGCTTCTGGACGTGTTGTTAGTGTAGAAATTGTAGAAGGTGATTTTGTGGTTGGTGAACCTGTATTTGGTGAAGAGTCTGCAGCATTCGGTCAAATTCATGCATTTAGTAGAGCAGATGCAGAATTTGTAGTTTCTCCAATTAGTACATCTGCTGCAACTTGGGAAAGAACAACTGGATTCCTAGATCTTAATGAACAACGTGTTTATGATAGTGATAGATTCCAAGAATTCTCATATGATATATCATCATCAGTTAATATTACAGACTGGAAGAATCCACTTAAGTTTGCTGCTCATCCTGCAGGATTTAAGGTTGTTGGTACACAAGTATTATTACAATCAGTCAAAAAAGAATATAGACCTAGATCTACTGTTAACTTTAATCCTAGTGCTGACTATGATTGGTGGACATCAAATACAAATAGTGTTGGAACTACATTTAATGGATTTACAAGCATAACTCCAAAACCATCTGCTAAGAATGCTGGTAAGTTAGCAACTATTAATAACTTCGCATTAGCAAAACCAGATTATACTGCTTTTGTTCCTACAGAAGTTTCTATCTACGGAAAACAGTTATTAGACGTTCAGAAGATATTATCTTGTATTGCATATAAGGTTGATGATATTAGTGATAGAACATTAACATTTGACGGATCTAGTTCTGCTGTAGTGGACGGAGCAACAGATAGAATTACAATTACAAATCATGGTTTAGTAGCAAATCAATTAGTAACATATAAGTCTGGTGGAGATAGATTCCTAGATGCTAGAGATTTAATTATTAACAATATTGATCATATCGTTGAAGAAACTATTGGTTTCTTAAATGTACAATATCCAACATTAACATATAATTCAGCAACTTGTGCAAGAGATACAAGGATGGTCATTGCTTCATGGACAAATGATCTTAAGTATGGTGGTAACTACTTTAGTGTAACTGCTGCAGACTCTTACACAGAAGGTGGAGCAGTCCAACACGTTGCGGGTGAAGAAGCAGAAACAATATATGCATTTAATAAAGCAAGAGATTTATGTCTTCTAGCAGTTACTAATGATCTCCCTATAGGAACATATACAACCATAGTTCCAAAAACAGATTTGAGTATTACAAATGATGCAGGAGGATGTGCAGACGTTAAGAGTGCCATTACAACTCTAGCAGGAATAGTAACATCTGCTATTGCTAGTCCCTCATCTGCATTACCTACTACTGACGTTGGTAACTATCCAAATAATAGATATGCAACACCGATAGGTGGATTAACAAATAGTGGTCAATATTATATCAGATATGTAGATGCCAATACAATTGAACTATCTGCAACTCTTAGTGGTAGTGCAATTGATTTAACTTCACAAGGAGCAGGAGTTGGACATTCTCTAAGATGCTTTGTAGACGGTACCAATGATTCATTTAAGTTAAGAGTTGGTGGTATAGATCTTGACACTAAACTTGGGAAAACTGCAGCGACATCACAATTGATGCTCTCAATAAATGGTCTTATTGCGAATCCTGCAACATATAGTTTGACAAACAATATTGTAACATTTGTTACACCTCCACTATCAAATAGTAAGATCATCACAATGTATTATGATCGTTCAACTTACAGTAGTTCATTTATACTAGATCAGATTGGAGATGAGATAAAAACATTTGGTACAGGTTATTCTGGACTAGGAACTCATACATTTGTAAGTGGTGTTACAAATGCAATACAGGTAACAGGTGGTTCTCAATTTACTGCACAATCTGGAACTAGTTACACACCTAGTACAGGTTTACTAATCATAGATATTGGCACTCATAGTCTTACTACAAGTAATACAATCGTTATTGCGGATGGTGGTATTACGTTTACTTGTGATGCAGATAACCATGCTTCTAACCATGCTTATCCAAGATCAGGAGATCCTGCATCTGGCAAAACCCTTGCTATCACTGCAGTTGCAGGAGATACAATAACAGTTAATGTTGGTATATCTAATAACGAACCAAATGAATTGACACCTGGCACAGGGTACAGTGATGGGGTATACAGTGCTGTCCCACTTAAGAATAGACTAGGTGGTGGCGTTGGTGCTACTGCTGATATTACAGTTACAAATGGTAGTGTTACAAACGTAAAACTTGTATCTGGTGGAAATGGATATCTACCTACTGACGTAGTTGGAATTGCTGATCCTCGTGTTGGTGAACAATTAGTTAAACAATTTATTCCTACAAATGGAACATATACCCCTGCAGATGGTCAGATGGTATTGACAATAGGAGCAGAGCATGGTTTATCAGCACCTACTACACATACACCCACCACTGCGACATATGATCCTAACACAGGTCTTATGGTTGTAACCATTGCTAATCATGGACGTGTAAATGGTGATCAAGTTAAGTTTGCAGATGGTGCAATTAAATTTAGTTGTACTTATGGTAGTGGCGGTAATGGTGATTATCCACGTTCTACTGATTATGCATCAGACAGATGGTTACAGGTATTTGACTGCACTACAAATACATTTACAGTCCAAGTTCTTGATAGTATCCCATCTACTGATCTAAGTCCACATACATTTGTATCAGCAGTAACAAATAGTGTCAAGTTTGCAGTATCTACAGTCAGAATTGCTAATGAGTCATTAAAGTTTAGTTGTAACTACAATGGTGCTACTGGTTCTGCTGCTATCAAGGCATATCCACGTGCCACTGACCCAATTGGTACACAAGGTAAGATGAAGGATGTACCAGTTGAAGCAGTTGCGTCTACCACTATTACAATCAACGCATTGAATGGAACAGCACCTACGAATACTGATGCTCATACATGGGAAGGATTGTCTGAATACAATAATTACAGCATAGGCGATATTCAATACACACCTACTACAGGTCAGATGTTAATATTATTGGGTGCGGATCATGGATTAATTAAAGGTGATAGAATTAGATTTGCTAATAACTCACTAACATTTACATGTGCTAAAGATAATAATGCTACTCAACACACATATCCTAGAGTTGGAGATCCTGCAGAGGGTGCATGGTTAACAATAGATGCAGCAACAACTAATACAATTACTGTATTTGTAGGTCCTTCATCTGATACATCTACTCACACCTTTGTAAGTGCTACATCAACAGCAATTGAGAGAGCAGTAGTGTCATACGGTGTTTACAAGTATAGTAAATTTGCAGACGCAGGAGCACTACTCAGAGCAAACCAGAACTTTATTGCTACAACTGCATATGGTAGAATGATGGCAAACAATGCAGGATTCTCTAGCACATATCAAGTTAAGTGTATTCGTGATACAAATTTACTAATAGACGCAGTTGCTGATAACGTAGAATTTGGTGGAAACGATGCAACATATGATGCTGCTAACCTCTATGTTGGAACAGCACATCTATCTGGTGAAGAAGGACAGTCTGTACAAGTATTCAATCATGCTAGAGATATTTGTCGTCAGGTTATGCGTAACCTTACAGTTACTACAAACTCATACACTGTAGGAACACAATCAACAGACAGCACAATCAGTAATGACTCTGGAAGCACAACATACTCAGAAGCATGCTGTATTGATGTAGCATCTACAATCACATCATTATGGGCTATTGTTACACAGGCAGTGGGAACTGGTGCACATACATGGGCAGGAGGAACAGCAAGCAACGCAGTTCAGTCAGGTGGTAACTATGTACATACATTCGTATCTGCTGTAGCAAATGGTGTTACAAGTAACGTTGGTAACTTACCAAATCCAGTAACAGGTGTAGCATACACTCCATCAACAGGTAATATGGTAATTACCTCGAATGCTCATTTATTAACAACTTCCAATACACTTACTATTGCTGACAATGCATTATCATTTACATGCACAATGGATGGCAATACAGCAACTAAGACATATCCAAGATCTACTGACCCTGTATCTGGACAGACTATTACTATTACAGGAACAACTACTAATACTATTACAGTCAATGTTGGAGCATCTCCAATAGTCAATCATGATGTAACTGATGCCACTTACGACAATAGTACAGGTGTATTAGTCCTAACAATAGGCACTCACAGTTTGACTGCGGGAACAAGCGTTAAGATAGCTAACAACTCTCTTTCATTCACATGTGCTAACGATAATAACACATCAGTTAAAACATATCCACGTCCTTCAGATCCTTACTACGATACAGCAATTAATATTGATTCTGTTGTTGCAAACACATCTATTACACTAAATGTTGGAACTAACAATGGTAATTTGACAGGTATTACTAGAACCGCATCAGAGCAACCATTCTTCCAGATTGGTGTCTCAGATGTCGCATTTGATGGGAATGATAAGACATTCACTACATTATCTGGTGGATCTACACAAGTATTACCAGCGAGTGATAATTTCTTAATATTCTTAAATAGCACATTACAAATTAAAGGAACTAGTAATTCATACACATACACAGGTAGTTCAATTACGTTCTCAGAGGCACCTCTAGCGGGTATGGACTTCTATGGATATTACTTTGGTAAGTTAACTCAACTTGATGCTATTGATATTTACTTTGATAATAATAGAAAAACATTTACCATGAAAGAGAATACTGAACCATTCTCTCTAGAAAGTGACAATTCTGCTGTAAGAGCAGAAAACAATTTGCTTATATTCTTAAATGGTGTATATCAGGAACCTGGCGTTGCATACTCATTGACTGGTTCTATTATTGAATTTAGTGAAGCACCTAGAGCAAAATCTGATTGTATTCTATACATCTATACTGGTGCTGCATCAGATGTATTAATTAGTAATACATATAACTCTATTGATCCAGAAGATAGAGTACAAATTGTTAGTGAGGGTTCTGATCGTTCTGTTGCTACAGTTTCAAGTTCTACAACAATTGATAGTTACGAGTATACAGGATTAAAACCAACAGTTGCTGAGTTTATAGCAACGGTAAGTGGTGGTCAGGTAACACAGGTTGCTATCACTAATGCAGGATCTAATTATGAAGTTCCACCTATCTTAATATTCCAAGGTGGTGGTGGAGAAGGTGCGACTGCTGAGACTCAAATTGAGACTGGTAGTGGTCGTGTTTTATCAGTTGTAAATCTAAAAGGTGGTGCAGGATATACTACTACTCCAACTGTCCTTGTTGTCCATCCTGTAAACTTAGAGAGAAAACAAAGAGATAGAATCGTGTCTAACTCAAATTTACTTGGAACATCCTATCTTACATCAACTATAGATGCATCTGCAACAACTATTAATTTAAAGAATGTATACTTTAACACTAATCAAAAAAATGGTTTCCCTGATGAAGCTGAGGTATTAATACCATTCTATGATACATCTGTTACTCCAAACAGATGGAATGTGGAAAGAATTTTATATGGTTCAAAAGATACATCTGCCAATACGTTGACAGTTGCTACTGGCGGTAGGGGGTATTCTGGAACAACTGCTGCAGCACATACAGTCTTAACTGGAACTTATACTTCTAGTGGAACTGCATGTACTGTGACTACATCAGGAGCACACAATTTGTCCACAGGTCAAAGGATTTACCTAGACTTTACAAGTGGAACAGGTTTTGACGGAACCTACATAGTTACTGTCACAGGATCAACTGGATTCACAGTTGAATTTCCATTCGCACGGACAACAAGCGGAAACGTAAGTCTTCTTCCAGAAGTTCGTCTGAGATCGTTATAAATAACCAATAAAGCTTATATTATTGCAATGGCACTAGTTACAGACAATTTTAGAATATACGCTGCAGAAAGCTTTAGGAATACCTTAACTGCGACCAATAAGGTCTATATGTTTGTAGGTAGAGCAAAGACTTGGGGTAGTTCAGATGTACCACCCACAGGAGAACCTCTTGATAGCTTCGAGTATGCGAGAACTTCTTATGGCGACTCTGTAGCATTTAAGCGTGTTGACGTATCCGATACTGCATTGGTAATACCAAGAGTAGATTGGATAGATCCTACTAAAACAACAGGTGGAGTAGGACGTACATATTCAATGTATAAACCAGATTATGCACCAACAAAAACTACTGCAAATGGTTCTTCTAGACTATATGACAGTAATTTCTATGTTATGAACTCAGACTTTAATGTCTACAAGTGTCTTTATAATGGTGAAGATCCTAGTTACCCAAGAGGACGTCCTTCTTTGGTTGAACCTACTGGAACTTCGACAACTATTATTGAAACATCAGATAGTCCTGGCGTCTATTCATATAGATGGAAATATCTTTATACTATTGATGCAGATAACATTCTAAAGTTTGTTACTACAGAGTTTATTCCTGTATTATCAAACTCATTAGTGCAATCTGCTGCAAACTCAGGATCAGTTGATACTGTTGTTATTGAGAACGCTGGATCTGGATATAATAACGGAACATATACTAATGTTCCTATTCGTGGTGATTATAATGTAAACGGTGGAACCCAAGCAGCATGTACAGTTACTATAGTTTCTGGATCTATATCTACAGTGACAATTACAACAGCGGGTTCTGGATATAGTTTTGCATCTATTGATGTTAGTCTTATTACTAATATTGGTAGTGGTCAAAATGCTTCTCTTGATGTTATTCTTCCCCCTAATGGTGGACACGGTTTTGATTCTGTAAGAGAATTGGGTGCATATCGTTTGATGTTTGCTAGTAAGTTAGAAACCACTAGTGCATTTATTGATTTTCCTAATGACTTAACATATAGAAGAGTTGGTCTTGTATTAAATCCTACTGATTACAACACTACAACTGTTTGTAGTCAGAATACTAGATCTGCTGTGAAAGCAATGATATTCCCACAAGGAACAGATGCAGGAGCACCTAGTGGTGATTTTGTGCCAGGTGAGACTATCACTCAAACAACAACAAATGCAAAAGGATTAGTTGTCTCATATGATACAACAACTAGAGTATTGAAATACTATCAAGATGTTACTGATGGTACTGTTAATGGTAATGTAATTCCTTTTTCTGGTTCTAATCAGATTACTGGATCTACAAATAACTATACTGCAACTCCAGATGCAACTCAAGGAACAGCATCAGTTCCTGTAACTCAGATAACAATTGGTGTATCTGTTTATGAATTAGGTTTATCATTCGTCACTGGTTATGCCAACGAAGAAATTGAGTTAAACTCAGGTGAAATATTATACCTAGATAATAGGATCCCGATCACTCGTTCGGCAGACCAAAACGAAGAGCTAAAAGTAGTAATTGAATTCTAAATGGCACAGAATACGAACCTCAATATAGCTCCTTACTTCGACGATTTCGATAAAAGTAAGGGGTTTCTGAAAGTATTATTTAAACCTGGCTTCCCAGTGCAAGCTAGGGAACTTACTACGCTGCAAACTTTATTACAAGATCAGATAGACACGTTTGGTCAAGGTGTTTATAAAGAAGGATCTATGGTAGTGCCTGGCGGTATTACCTTAAATGAAAATGTATCATGTATATTAATTCAAAACAATTATCTTAACTTAGATGTAGAAAATTATAGAACCTCATTAGATGGTCAAATTATTAAAGGTTCTACCTCTGGGGTTCGTGCTCGTGTTTTATTTTCAATAAGTTCTACTACATCAACAAGAAGCAATATTACATTCTATCTTAATTACTTACAAAAAGCAGAAGACAATACAACCAGCACATTTACTGCTGGAGAAACATTTACTTGTGAAAGTGATATAACTTATGCATCAACAACTATTGCATCTGGAACACCATTAGCACAGTTATTGAACTCAGCTGCTACATCTACAGGTTCTACTGCCAGCATAGGTGCTGGAGTCTTCTTTACAAGAGGATATTTTGTTAATGTTGCAGAGCAAACTATTATATTAGATCAATATGGTACAGATCCATCATACAAAGTAGGTCTTAAAACAGAAGAAAGGATTGTAACTGCTGATGAGGATGCAAGTTTATATGATAATGCTATAGGAAGCACAAACTTCTCTGCACCTGGTGCAGATAGGTTTAAGATTACACTAACGTTAGTTAAAAAAGTATTAACAGCACCTAACTCTGCTGACTTTATTGAGTTACTTAGAACTAATAGTGGTAAGATTGAAAAGAAAGTAGAACGTAGTGATCTAGGTTTTATTAATGATATTCTTGCAACTAGAACAAAAGAAGAATCTGGTAACTATTACGTCAAGAAATTTGAGGTAGATGCAAAAGAAAATTTAAATGATGGATTTAATGGTGGTGTATATGAATCAACAGAGACAACATCTGGTGGCGTATCTCCATCTGAAGCAAATATATCCTTACAGTTATCTGCGGGTTCTGCATATGTTCAGGGTTATAGAACTGAAAGAATATCTACGTCTTATAAAGATGTAGAAAAACCAAGAACGTTTGACACTGAGATGAACAAAACAGTTGTCTCTGATTTTGGTAACCATGTATTGATGACAAATATGGTGGAAGCACCAGATCTATACTCAACAATATCATTGAAAGAATCTGCGGGTGGTGCAACTGTAGGAGTAACAAGATGTCTTAACGTATCATATGAGTCAGGGTCTCAGGCAGCTGGTGCTACTGATTCAGTGTATCGTGTAAATGTTATTGATACACAGTTCTACACAAAAATAACTACAACAGGATCAGTATCTGGAACTCAAGGAGATTATGTTGTAGGTGCTACTAGCGGTGCTACAGGATTTATTGCTGCAGCAGTATCATCGAGCACAACAACATACTTATATGCAACTAATGGATTATTTGTAGCAGGAGAGGTATTAAAGAAAAATAACTCAGCTGGTGCAACATATGCTACGATTGCTTCTAGTGGTGTTAGAAGTTATGGATTTGGTGACATTAAACAATATGGATTTAATGCTAATGGAACTGCTGATTCAGTATTAGATGTTAAAGTAGCACTACCTGGCTCAGGTCCTATCTTATCAGGTCACTCTGCGGGATCTGCAACCATAACTGCTACACTGTCTAATTTTGTGTCTCAATTGAGAATAGGAGACATTGTAGAATTTTCAAACAATGGAGCAAGTCATAAAGCAACTGTCACTGCAGTTACTAGTAATTTTGTTTTCACTGTTACTCGTATAGGGTCTACTACACTTGCTAATGGTGTGATAAATGGTAATATCATCAGAACTCGTCCAGAATTAAAAGAAGGTACTAAAAAGAAATTACTTACCCCACTTGGATATTCTGCTGTAAAGAATACTAATAATAACAACACAATTAATCCATCAGGACGTTTTAGGACATCTGTTACTGTTACAGGTAATAGTAGTACATCTGTGTCAGTCACAGCAGGATCTGGTCTTCAGTGGGTCAATGCTACAGATAATGATAGTTTCATTGTAATCGTTACTAGTGGAACAGGCGATGGTCAAATAATGTCTAATGGTAATGGATTTACAACCAGTAGTGTCAATGCAGCACAAGCAACACTTACCTTTAGTTCCGCACCATCTTCTCTTATTGCAATAGGAACTGTAACAAGTGCAGATAGATCTGGTAAATCAAAAACTACCGAAGTAATGAAAGTTCTAGAAATCAACGATTCTCTAGGAACAAGTAATGGTTTAAATCAAGTAGCTGGTGGATATGGAACTAGAGTGGAAGATGATTCCATATCTCTTGGTTGTGCTGACGTATTTAAGATTAAAGCAATATTTGAATCTAAAACTTCTGCAAGTCCTCAAATTCCATATTTCCAATATACAAATTTATTAGGAACAATTGCAATAGATGATGTAATTACAGGTGTTAGTTCTGGATCAAGAGCAAGAGTTGTATCTAAAACAGGTAACAGTATATACTTCATTCCTGTTGAGGATGATGTGTTTACAGATGGTGAGGATATGACTTCACCTAATGCTACATTTAAAATTGTAACTGGCGGTATAATATCAGGTTCTACAGATATTACTGGTGATTATGATCTTGATAATGGTCAAAAAGATCAGTTTTATGACTATTCTAGAATTGTAAGAAAAGCGGGAACCTCATCACCTACACATAAAATACTTGTTATCTTTGATAGATTCTTTACCTCTAATGGTACCAATCCATATACTGTTGATTCTTACGATGAAGCAGATTATAAGATTATTCCATCTTATGATGACTTTGATTTAAGAGATGTACTAGATTTTCGTCCAATAGTTCCACAGCAATTAGCTGGTAGTGGAACTCAAGCATCTCCATTTACTTTAAGCACAACAAAATATTTTGATTTTGCTAATAGAGCATTTACAAATAATCAGACAGGAATACCTGGCATCAGTGATACCACCACTTTAAGTTTGCAGTATTACTTACCTCGTGTCGATAAGTTATTCCTCAGTAAAGATAGTATATTCCAAATTGTCAAAGGTGCACCTAGCGTAAGACCTCAACCTCCAGAAGATGTAGAAGATGCAATGCTTCTCGCAACTGTATCATATGCCCCTTATGTGTTTGATGTTGATGCGGACATTGAGATCAAAGAAACAAATTTCAAGAGATATACTTTCAGGGATATTCAGGTTCTAGAAGATAGAATTAAGACACTTGAATACTATACACAGTTATCACTTCTTGAGAGTGACACTGCAAATATGGAAATTAGAGATGCTAGTGGTCTTAGCAGATTTAAAAATGGTTTTATTGTAGATAACTTTGCAAGTCTTTCTACTGCTGATACTTTACATCCTGATTATAGAGTATCTACTGACTTTGAAAGAGGTCAGATGCGTCCTGCTCACTACACAACACAAGTTCCTCTACAATACAGCACACAGTCTACAAATGTGCAACAAACTGATGATATTATAACACTTCCATACACATCTACTGTATTGATTGACCAACCCTATGCTTCAGCTGTGGAAAACGTTAACCCATTTAACGTATTCACATACACTGGTGATATCGAATTATATCCTGAGTCAGACAACTGGGTTGATACTAAGTCACTCAATCCTATTAAAGGTCCTGTTGTTGAAGGTAACTTCATGACAACAGTAAGAGAGTATAATGCAGATCAGAATGGATTCTCTCCTATACATTGGAACTCATGGAAAACTACATGGACTGGAACTGATATCAACACATCAGTGGGTTCATTCAGAAGACGTGCAGGAAAGGGTAGACAACCTAGAGTTAGAACTATCACCACAACTTCTACAACAACCACAAAACAATCAAGAACTGGTGTAAGATATAGGGTAACTCCTGTTATTGAGCAACAGTCACTTGGAAGCAAGGTTGTATCAGTTGAGCATATTCAATTCATGCGTTCTAGGAACATTGAGTTTGTATGTCAGAAACTAAAACCAAGAACTAAGTTCTTTGGATTCTTTGATGGTATTAAGATACCTAAAAAATTACTTACACCTAAAGTAATGGGTCTTGTTAAAGATCCTAGCACCGATGCTAAAACAAACAACATTCCATTCCAAATAGGTGAGACAGTCTATGTTAAGAAAGGAAATGGTAAGTTTAGATTTAAGGCAAGAGTATCAGCTCCTAACGAGAATATACAAATCAACCCTCTTGATGGTACAGATATAAGCACAACTACAGACTATACGTCTAACTTGACCTTTATCAATATTGATACTAAGTCACTTGCAGATCAAGTCAAAGGTAGTTACTATGGATCACCAAAATTAAATGATTACATAGTTGGAGAAACTAGTGGTGCTGTTGCAAAAGTATCTAATAAAGATCTAGTTACAGACAAGAAAGGTAACCTTAGAGGTTCATTGTTTATTGATGCCCCTAATATAGAGGGTAATCAGAAGTTTAAGACTGGAACAAAACTATTCAAACTTACTGATGATGAAAATGATAGTGGAATAGTTGGAGTATCAGACTCTAATGGTGAAGCAGAGTTTACCTCATCTGGTATTTTACAGACTACACAAGAAACAATTATTTCTGTTAGAAATGCTAAAGTTACATCTGAAGCACAGAAAGATGCTAGAACTATCGTTAATGTATCTGAAACCTCAGAACAAGAAACTAGATGGTGCGATCCACTTGCACAGACTTTCTTGATAGAAGATTCTAGTTTAGAAGGTGGTGTATTCTTAACTAAGATTGATCTATTCTTCTTTACTAAAGATGAAGAAATCCCTGTTGCAGTAGATATTAGAACTGTAGAAAATGGAAACCCAACACAGACAGTATTACCTTTCTCTAAGGTAGTTAAACAAGCAGAAGATGTATTTACATCTACTGATGCATCTAAACCTACTACGTTTACATTTAAAGCACCTGTATTCTTACCATACAGAACAGAACATTGTATGGTGCTAACATCTGATTCAAACCAGTATAAGGTATTCATTTCACTTCTAGGTAATGATGCTATTGATGCTGCACATCTTGGAGAAAAAATATCCGAGCAACCATATATCGGTGTTCTATTCAAGTCACAGAACGCATCTACATGGACACCATCTCAGTATGAGGATTTGATGTTTAAGATTTACAGAGCAGACTTTACACTTCCATCTACAGCAGCACCTTCTAAACTTATCCTAGAGAATGGTGAGTTAGGTGAAAGTAATGGTGGAACATTAAATTTAAGAACCAATGCTCTTAAAACAACATCTGGTAGTGATTTAATTAGAATATTCCATGGTAATCATGGTATGCAGTCACCACTTAACTATGTTACAATTAGTGGCGTACAATCTGAACTTGCAAATGCTCAAATAACAACCAGTAACTTAGCTGCTAATGGTGCATCTGCGGTATTTTCGGATCCAGTCGTGTTTTTCCATACAACTATAGGTGGTAGTGCTATAAGTGACTCTAATCCTGGTTTTATTAGGATACTTGGAACTGAAGAAGATGGTAGTGGCGATGAAATTATTGCATATAGTGCAATTAATACTGGAACCAATACAATTACCTTTGCTACAAATGGTAGAAACCATAATGGAACTGCAGGAACAGCAACTGGTAAGGCACATGCGGTTGGTGCAGTGGTTGAGTGTTATAACTTTGATGGTATACCTCTTACTAAGATTAATAAGACACACAGTAGTGGCGTTACATCTATAAACAGTCCACATAGTTACAACTTACAAATAACCAGTGTCAATGCGGGTGTAGGTATACAAGGTGGTGGTGGAAATATAACTTCAACTCAAAATATTTCATGGGATGTTCTTACACCACAGATACAAAGTCAGTTAGAACCTAGAACTAGCATGATTGCTAGAGTACAAGGAACTAGTGGTACCTCTTGCGGTCCTTTCCCAGCTGGATTCAGTGCAGAAACATCATTTATTAAAGATAATACATGGCAAGACGTTACTATTGGAGAAGAGAATTACTTCCCTGCTACAAAAATAGTTGCAAACCAACTCAATGAAATTAACAGAATGAATAGTGTTAAGTCACTTTCTCTCGAATTAAACCTTGAGTCAGAGGTATCTCACCTATCTCCTGTTGTTGACTTATCTAGATGTGACATGATTACAACTGGAAATATAGTTAATAATATTGAACCTACAGATGGTGTTGGTGGAGAATGTGCTGCTAACTATATTACTAAGGTTGCTAGAATGGACAAGAGTGCAAGTGGGTTGAAGGTAATGCTTTCAGCAAACACATGGTCTGAATCTAAGATTGTTGTAATGTATAAGTTAGTTCCTGTTGGTTATGTTGATAATCTAGATGAACTACCATTCCAGTTCTTTAATACTACAGGTAGACCAGACAGCGGTGAGTTAGTTCCACAAAACGATTTAGTTGAATTTACAGATTATGAATTTACTGTAGAAGATGTAGATGAGTTTGATGCATTCCAGATTAAAATAAGTTTACTTAACTCAAACCAACCATATATACCAAGAGTCAAGGATTTAAGAGGAATCGCTCTAGCATAATGGAAGATATAATTGATCTAATTCCTGTTGAGGGTCATCAGACTCTTGGCAGGGATCCTACGTCTAATGCAATACTTAATACAGATACTACACAGTATGATGCTTATATAAAAGCAAGAGAGAATGCGAAAAAGAAAGACCGTTCTTTACAGGATTTAAAAGACGAAGTTGAAGAACTGAAGAGACTTGTAAAAGACTTAGTTCAGAAAGAGGATAAATAAAGTTAAGCTAAATATTATATGGAATTCTTAGAGAATGGCAAGTGCTGTATCCAATCTACTAATATATCAAGGTTCTGACTTTATCATCGACTTTACAGTTGAGAATGATAATGGTACAAATTTTAACCTTACAGGATATACAGTAGCAAGTAAGATAAAGAAGCATTACACAAGTAGCACCTCACAAACGGTGACTGCTGCGGTATTATCTCCTGCTACAAGTGGAAGAATACAACTGTCTCTAAACAATACCCAAACCTCCGCTATGAAGAGTGGAAGGTATGTATATGACGTCGTAATAACTTCTAGCACTGGATTGAAATCCAGAGTCTTAGAAGGTTCAGTAAGCGTACTTGAGGGAGTAACACTTTAAATGGCAAGACTAAGATTCGGAGACCAATCAGTTCCAAAGGTCACACGTGTCGCTACAGGTGGTGGCGGTGGCACGATTGGAGGAATGTCAGACGTAGATTTGACAGACACATCACAAGGTGGACTAGCAAACGGTTCAGTCCTTGTATATGACTCAGCACAAACAAGATTTGTAGCCACAAACGTATTAAACGACATAACAGTTAATGGGGGTAGCTTCTAATGGCATCCAATATTCTAATAAAAAGAAGTACGGGTACAACCGCACCAGGCACTATTACCTTTGGTGAACTCGCTGTAACCACAGGTGCTAATGGTACCCAAGCAAACGCAGGAGATCGTATATTTGTCGGAGACAATAACGGTGCTGCTCAAATTGTAGGTGGTAGATACTTCATGGACATGCTAGATCATGTCACAGGTACTCTTACAGCAAGTTCAGCGGTCTTAGTTGATAGTAATTCAAAGATTGATCAGTGGAACGTTGATGACATTTCCCTCAATGCAAACGTCATTACTACTTCTACTACTGATTCTGACCTCATCTTCCGTGCAAATGGCACAGGTAAACTGGTTATAGAAGATGGTCAAGAACTAGAGTTTGGAACTACAGGAGATGTAGAACTCTCATTCAATGACTCAGACGCAGTTTTAGATGTCAAACGTGTAGCAGGAACCCCTGACTTGCGTATCGCTGACGACATGAAACTAATCTTTGGTAATAACAAGGATGTTTCTATAGTCTATGATGAGACGACAAGTGATAAACTAAAAATTGATGGTGCAGACATTGAAATTGGAACCACATCAACCACTAAAGTAAATTTTGCAAATACCACAGATGCTTCTAACGTTGCTACTGCGGGTGTTACTTTTGCGGGTGGTATTGGTGTTGCAGCAACCGCACACATTAAAGATCTGAATATAGATGACAATACTACTATCGGAACTGCATCTGGAGACTCCCTCAATGTTAATGCAACGACAACCTTCCAGAATGGCGTAACCTTCAACGGAACAACAACTATTTCTGGAACCACATCTCAGACTGGTTCAATTGAGATTGATAACCTTAAGTTAGATGGTAACGTTTTATCTACTATTAACTCTGTTCAAGAATTGATAATTGACCCCGATCCAGCAACTGATGCTGGTGGTCTTGTTATCATTAAAGGTGACTTACAGATTGATGGAACTACAACTACAGTGAACTCTGCTTCAATGTCAGTTAATGATCCTACAATCGAATTAGGAGATCCAACAACTCCTGTTACTATGACTGCATCAGCAGCTGGTGGACAGGCAGACGTTGTTGTAGACGCTGTAGATCAACTACAAGTTAATGACGCAGTTACTTCTACAGTGACTGGTATCGCAGGGTCAACTGTTATTAGTGCTATCAACGCAGGAACTAAAACAGTTACTTTAAGCAATAACCTTACTCAAACAATGGCAGCTGGTTCTGTCCTTGTCACAGTGAGTGGTGCTGATGACGCATTAGATCGTGGTGTTAAGATCCACTACAATAAAGCTGGAACCAACCAATTCGGTTTCTTTGGTTATGACCGCACAGGTGGTGCTGATGGAGCTGGTGCTTGGACATTCATTGAAGAAGCAACAGATACAAACACTGTATTTGGTGTCACAGGAAACCGTGGTACAGTTTTACTAGGTGACTTAGAACTTGATACTGACCTTGAGGTTCAGTATGGAGGAACTGGAGTTAGCACATTTACCGCAAATGGTATCATTTATGGTAACACAGCTGGTGCATTACAAGTTACTGCAGCAGCAAACATGGGATCACCAGGAACAGGATCTGACGTATCTGACTCATATCAGATATTAACTGTAACTGCAGCGGGTGTGCCTGTGTGGACAGACACAATCGACGGTGGTACTTTTTGACACTTAACTAAACATGAACGCACAAATTGTTATTTCTACATTACAAAAGAAAATCTCTGAATTGACACTGATAAACGTAATGATGGAAGCACAAATAACTGACTTACAAAGTCAGTTAAATAGTATGAACGCTGAACAACAAACTGAGAATGCTCTAGATGGCAACGAAAATCAAACTAAAGAGATCGACGACAGCAGCAGCGGTCCCGACGACTTCTAATTTAGTAGACGGTGAGGTCGCTCTCAATATAGCGGATAAGAAATTATACGCTAGAAACGGATCCAATATAATAGAGGTAGCAAACCAGAAACCTAATACAGGTGAAGTGGTTACTACTATGTTTTCCACTGACATAACGAATGGTCAGGGGAATACTTTCTATGTTGCCACAGCTGGTTCAGATGTTACAACACTTACAAATGGTGGTGCAAATGGTAAGCACCCAGATACTCCATTTGTTACTATTACAAAGGCACTTACTACTGCAACTTCGGGAGATACAATTTTAGTTGCACCAGGCGAGTATCAAGAAGTCTTCCCAATGACTGTTCCTGATGGTGTTACAATACGTGGAACAAATTTAAGATCCACATCTGTAAAACCAACAAACGCAACACAGTCAAATACTGCGTTTATAATGTCTGGTGATTCTCACCTTTCAGATATGACTATCAAAGATTTCTTCTATGATAGTGGTAACGATGATGGATATGCATTTGAAATAGTATCAAGTATGAACTCTACACAGAGTCCTTACATTGAGAGAGTTACAGTTAATACAAAAGGTAGTGTAGTATCTGGTTCTGATCCTTATGGATATGCACAAGGAGATGCAGGACGTGGTGCTAAACTTGATGGTGCAAACTTAAACGCTGCATCACAGCATAGTTCAGTTCTATTCAATGAGTGTACCTTTATTACTCCTAATCAGATTGGTGTAAAAGCAACTAATGGTATTAGAGTTGAATGGTTAAATTGCTTCAACTATTTTGCATCTATCGGTATTCAAGGTCTTCAGGGTGCTACAGGTAAAGCTGGAGCAGGACAAACTAGATTAAAATTTGGTGGTGTTAGTGGAACATTCTCCGCATCTGAAGTTGCGTATCAGTTAGAAAATGGATTTCAGTCAGGAACTTATACAAGATCAAGCACTACAGTAACTTTAACTAGAACTGCACATGGTTTAGTAAGTAATGATTACATCTATGCAGACTTCATCAGTGGTGGTGCTACAGATGGATTTTATCAAGTAACTAAGGTAGATAATGATAATGTAACCTTTACATCAGGATCTGGTACTATATCCTCAAGCAATGTAACTTATAAGAAAGCGGTTGGTCGTGGTGTAGTTGCTAGTAATGATGGAACTTACGTATTCATTACAGGAAAAGGAACTGGAGAGTTTGTAACTGTAAACAAATCACCTAAAACTTTAAGTAGATTTGGTGACTCACAGTTAGATACAGCACAAAAGAAATTTGGATCATCATCTATATTATTAGACGGAACAGAAGATAATGTAAAGGTTCCAACTGATGAAGACTTTGGATTTGGTACTGCGAACTTCTGCGTAGAAGCATTCATAAGACCTGGCAGTGTAACAGGCATACAGAGAATATTTGACCTTAGAGATGCATCTGCTACAGATACAGCACCGACTGTATATCTTAATGGAACTGCATTGCATTTTGCAGTAGGCAATACATCACAGATAAACGGTGGAACATTAGCAACTGGAACTTGGTATCATGTTGCTGTTGCAAGAAATGCAGGAACAACAAAATTATTTTTAGATGGAACTGAGATAGGAACATATACAGACGCTAATGACTATGGATCTACAACTCCTGTTGTCATAGGTTCAGATTATCAGGCATCTCCTACAGAAGCATTCAACGGACATGTTGACGAAGTGAGGATTAGTAAAGGTGCTGCTCGTTTTACTGCAGGATTTACTCCTACAACAACTGAATACTCATCAGATCTGAATACAGTGCTATTGCTACATGCAAACGGTACAGACGCTTCTACGACCTTTACAGACGCATCTGGTGGAACATCTGATATTAGATCTAGTGGTGGTGATTCTGCTACATCTGTTATCACTGCTGACTACTCTCAGTTTGGTGCTGAAATTCGTTCAGTGGGATCTGCATGTGTATATGGACAGAAAGGTGCACAGGCAGATGGTTCTGGAGCAAAACTAATTCTTACATCACATAACTTTGCTTATGTTGGATCTGGTGCAGACTTTACGAATGACCCATCTCTCGCTGTTCAGAATAATGAAGTAGAAGAACTCAATAGTGGTCAAGTATTATTCTCTTCTACAGACCATCTTGGTGATTTCCGTGTTGGTGATGCACTTACAGTTGACGTATCAACTGGTAGTGTAAACTTTGCAGCATCATCAACAGCTCAGTCAGCTGCAAACATCACATTAAGCGATGCTACTGGAACGACTAACATATTCCCTGCATATATTGAGACAGGTAATTTAAGATTAGCAGGAAATAGTATCACATCTACCACAGGTCAGGTAATTGTTGACCCCTCTGGTGAAGAAGACTTTGTTGTTAACGCTGAGACAATCGTTAAAGATGCCATATATTTTGATGTTAATAAGTCAATATCATTTGGTAGCACAACTCAAGGTTCATTAAAAATTGGTGGATTTGGTGGTAGCACAGTATTTGGTGCTTCAGAAGCATCTACTTTCTCAACAAGATCACTTACTGTTCTTAGAAATGGTATTGGAAGTGTTAACATAACTGGTGCAGGAACAGGATACACTGGTGGTGCACAACCAACAACCGTAATTACAGATCCTTTCCAAAAAGGAACTGTATCCAATACTATCGCCACAGTTGGTAGTCTTAAAAGAATAAATCTAACTAACAGAGGTTCTGGTTATACAGATGCACCAACTGTAGCATTTGACTCTGGATCAGGAGTTGCTACTGCGGTTCTGTCAACAGGTGGTAAAGTTGTTGGAATAACAATATCAGCTGGTGGAACTGGATATACATCTGGAACAATTACTGTTACAGTGGATGCACCATCAGAACAAATTTTTTCTGGAGGAATAACTTCTGTCAACACAACTGCTAATACAGTCACATTAAACAATCATCCATTTGAGACTGGAGACGAAGTTACATATGATGCAACAACTCTTGATGCAACTGCAACTGCTATTGGTGGATTAACTACAGCAACAAATTATTTTGCTATTCGTGTTGATGATAATACAATAAAACTCGCATTAAATTTAACTAATGCTAATAATGGAACAGCAATATCACTAACATCCACAGGAACTTTACAGCAATTTTTTAAAGGTCAAACAGCAGTTGTTGGAACTCCTACAATTTCTGCAGGAGTTGTTACAGCAATACCTCTTACAAGTGGAGGAAATGGATATACTAACGCACCTGGTATTAATATTACTGACTCAGGAAGTGGACTTAACGCTCAAGCACTTCCGACTTTTGGTAGATCAGTATCATCTATTACTATAGACACAGCAGGATCTTATGCATCTGCCCCTACTCTTTCGTTCACACCCGTAGCGGGAGATACAACTGGAGCAAATGCTGCAGGAACACCCATTTTGGGATTTGCGGTTGCTACAGTTACATTAGCAACTCAAGGTTTAGGATATAGAAGTATACCAACTGTAAAAATAACTCAAAGTGGAGACGCACCAACAACTGAAGCAATACTTGCTTTAACTTTAGACGAGCAAACTGGTAAACTTGCAACTATAACAATAACTAGTGCAGGAGAAGGATATGAAGCTAATCCAACTATCACTCTTGAAGGTGGTGGTGGTAATGGAGGAGTTCTTAGTGTAAATGTTCAGTCATTGACTGGATCAATAACCGCTACTGGATCAGGATATTTGCCTGGCACATATAACAACGTAGGTTGGACAGGATCTGCAAGTGGAACTAGCGGAACTGCAACATTTACTGTGCCTGGTCTTCAAGGAGTTATTACTGCAGCAGGATCTGGTTATAAAGACGCTCTTCCATATAGTATTGAGTTTAGAAACGCTCCGACTACAACTTATACTATGACAGTTGTTCAGAGAGATAAACTTGGTCTTATAGGTGCTGTTACAAACGGACCTTTCCAAGTTGGTGAAACTGTTACTACAAATGGAGCTGGAAGTGGTTCAGGAACTGTTAGTGCAGTTGGAACTGACTTTTTATATTTGAGCAATGTTACTGGAACATTCCAAGGTGGGCAAACAGAAACTGTAACTGGTGGAACTTCAAATGCATCTGCTAGTCTTGATAGTTTTGGAAGTGGACTTAATAGATATCTGGTCAATGGTGCTGAGGGACAAAGTTTAACACTACTTGACGACAACACATATAAATTTGACATATCCGATTCCAGTATGGGAGGGCACCCCCTAGCACTTGGCGATACTATTGATAAAGTTACTACAAGGACTTATGGAACAACAGGTACTGCAGGAGCATATTTTGAGGTAATTTGTGCAAATGGTGTAGCTGCATTGAGCACAACCACATATCTTAATTGTACAGTTCATGGTCAAAGCATGATTGAACCTGGCACAGTGTCTTTTGCAACTGGAGCTGCAGGACAAAGTGGAAGTGGAATGACTGCAGATGTAACTGTATCCAGTGGTGCAGTAACTGCGGTAACACTTACTAACCAAGGTTCAAACGCTAAAGTCGGTGATGCATTAATCGTTGATCCTATTGATTTAGGTGATGCAACTGGATCTGGATTCATATTTACACTAAACTCAAACAATACAGGTATTGCAACTGTATCAAATATATCTTTAGCTGGAGATAATTATGTTATTGGAGAGGTATTAAGTGTTGACGATAGCAGCGTTGGTTCAGCTGGTGGTTCTGGATTCCAATATACTGTAAGTAATGTAGGTTTTGTATCTTCAGTAACTATACAAGATGCTGGTCAAGCATATGAACTTGCTGATACTTTAATATTAGGTGAAGTTGGTGGTGCAAGTATTGCACAAGGAACTGGTTTTTCTGCTACCCTCGCAACAATAAACCCAATTAAAGCTCTTGAGTTAACTCAAGCGGGTGATCTAAACATGGGTGTAGGTGGTGGGTCACAAATGTCCCTAAAACCAGAGGGATCTATTACAGCAACATCATGGAGTATCAATGCATCTGGTATATCACAACTTGCTTCAGTTACCACTAGTGGTAATATATCTGCATCAGGAACTCTTTCTGCTAACTCAACTTCTGCATTTACAGGAAGAGGAACCTTCAATGGTGGCATAACTGTAAGTGGTGCAGACTCATCAATAGACAGAGTAAATATAAAAATCTTAGATGGTAGTGCTACTGCACCTTCACTTACATTCTCTGATACTGGTTCTGCTCAAACAGGATTTTTCAAATCAGCTACAAATAAAATTGGTGTTAGTCTTGGTGGAACTGAAGGTGTTCGATTTGATGGAACAGATTATATTAGCACTATAGGATTACAAGTTGATTCGACTCTTGGTAATTTAAATCCATTTTTAAAAGTAGAAACTACAACTCCTAAGTTATCAATAGGTACTGCTGCCACACAAATAGAAATTAATAACGCAACAACCATTAGCACAGGAGGAACAGATATTGATGTTCCTCTAACTTTTGACACTAAAGGTGGTGGAGATTACACATTTAAAGGTGGTGCAAACGTTGACTTTATTGTTGATGATGGAACAACAGAAGTATTCAAATTAGAAACATCTACAGGAACTGCATTATTCAGTGGTAATTTAGATGCAGGAAAATTAAGAGTTAGACAAAATGTTGTAAGTAACAATAGTTCTGCAGCGGTAAGATCCTTTGGTGAGGTTGTTGCACTAACAGTTACTGGAACTGGATCTGGATATACAGATGGAACATATACAGGAACAGCAACCACTTCAACAGGTGGTGGAACTGGATGTACAGTTACAGTCACAGTTGCTTCGGGAACATTCTCAGCAGTTACTATAGTTGCGAAAGGACAAAACTATGCAATAGGTGACACTCTTCTAATCACTGCAGCTGGTGGTGGATCTGGTTTAACAATTACTGTATCCGACATTGATGGTCAAGGTGTTGTATTAAAACCATCGGCAGGAAAAGATGTTCTAGTTGATTCTACTGGTTCTTTTATAATTCCATCAGGTACTACAAACGAACGTCCTAATACATTAGATCGTATTACTGGTGCTATTAGATTTAATACTTCACAGTTACAGTTTGAAGGTTTCAATGGAAATGACTTTGTTTCTCTTGGTGGTGTTCGTGACGTTGACCAAGACACTTACGTATTAACTGAATCTTCACCAGGTGCTGATGAAGATACTTTTGAGTTCTACAATACTGGTGTTAATTCATTAAGTATTGCTCAGGACAAATTTACACTTAGAACTGCAAAGACCTTTGAAACTGTTGGAACATTAAGTCTAAAAGGAACTTCAATAGGTGTTGATCCTCTTGATGTTCTTAGAGGTGCTGCATCTGTTCTTAAGGTTAGAGATAAAAAAGATATAGAAGTTACTGGTGGTGGTAGATTAAGAGCAGTTCCAATCCAAGGTACAATTTCAACTATAGGAACTGTAACATCAAATGGAAATAATTACGGAGTATCTCAAACATATACTGGCGTAGATTCTACAGGAGAATTTGACGGATCAGGAGCGAAATTTAATGTTGTGACAAATGCTAGTGGTGGTATTACATCAGTAGCAGTTAATGTTGGTGGAACTGGATATGAAGTTGGAGAGGTAATTACTATTGCGGGTGGCACACTTGGTGGAGCAACTCCTGCAGATGACATCACATTCGCAGTTACAGGATTATCAAGCACTTCTACAGCATTTTTACGTCTTGATGTTTTAAATCCAAACTATACTACTCGATTAAGTTCTAAGTCATTTATTGATTTAGATGGTAGTGGATCACAAGCAGGATGGAAAATCAATAGAGGATGGAATGCAGGAACAGAATCATACTTAACAGTATTTGATTCTACTGCCACATTCATGGAACTAGATGATTGTCGTGTAGAAGGTGGTCAGTTAAGTTCATTCCCAACATCTGCAAGTATTGTACAGTTTGATAAAAGTGTATATAAAGGTGGAAAAACTCTTGTAACTATTGAAAGTGATGACGGTAAAGTTCATATGCTTGAAGTTACAACTGTATGTGCTACAGCAGGAACAACTGCACATGCAACTGTTACTAACTCAGTAACATCTGATAATGATTTGGTTGATGCAACGATTAGTGTTGTTGGTTCTAACGTCACTATATCACTTGCAAAGTCAAGTGCTGCTAGTTCATCATCAAACTTCACTGGTAGATTTACAACTACCAAAGTTAAAGCATAAATAACCTCTAGGTAACCTAAGACAATGCCCGTAAAGAATTTTTCATCAATAGGAGGATACTCAGTAGCATCTACTGAAGTAATGAATACTTCTAGAGCTTTGAAAAATATCTCTGCAATGCATATGGTAAGCGATAGTTTTACTGATGCAAACAAAGATATTTTCATTCTGAAGAGGCAAACAGATGCATCTAATAATACGATGCAATTATCATTAGATGGTACAACACCTCTTGCTACAAATACACCTCCATTACTAAACGACTCTGTTGCTTTTGCGAGTGGAACTATTTTTGGACAAGAAACATCAAACAATACATATGTTTATGCTGCCAAATTTGACATTATAATTACTACCTCATCTACTGGAACTCCTACAGTTGCTTCTGAAAGGAAGATAATTGTTAGGAACAATCCGCCAGGTCAGGAAACTTGGAATGTGGTTCCAGCAGCAATCACAATTGGTGCAGCACCATTCTTTACTTTTCAAGTGTCAAGTGTTACTACCTCATCTACAGTTAAGTGGATAGGTAATTTAGATTTAACCGTTGTTACATAACCTTTTAGGAACGAAATGAGTTTTCAGATTAATGCCGACCAACAGCGAATTGAAGCTAGCGGATCAAAAGCGACAGGAAATTGGACGAATGCCACATACAGCAGAACAGCAGCTGGTGTAGGTAACATAGTTTCTGTTGCACATGGTATTATAGGCACAGAAACGTTATATCTTGATTTCACATCTGGCGGTGAAGTAGATGGCAATTTTACAGTAACAAAAGTAGACGACGATAATTTAAGTTTTACAGGTTCCGCAAACAGTGTAATTACAGCGGGTGCTGGTGTAGCATATAAGAGAGTAAGATCATTAAGTATCCAAGGAGATACATCTATAGAAGTATCTGTTGGAACAGGTGCACTAGAGAAAGACGCATTATTCATAAACAAAAATGCACAGGAAAACGTAAGAATTGGTGTTAATACTAACGATCCTCAGTATGAACTTGATGTAGAAGGTCAGATCAGAACGACTCGTTCTATCATTTCTGATACTGCACAGGTTACAAACCTCGATATTGATACTATTATCAACCCTGCGTTAAATCTTCGTGCTCCAAACTTAATTAACTTTGAAGATACAGACGTAACAAGTCCTACTTTTGGAACTATATTTAATCCAACTGCTGATACACCTCCTTTAAGTGATCAGTCCAGAAGAGTTGCTACCACTGACTTTGTATATAAAGTTGCTACTAATGACACTGGTGGTCGTGTTTACGTATCACAGACTATTGGTAGTGATCTAAACGATGGTCGTTCAGCTGCAAGACCTGTTCAAACAGTTAAGAAAGCAGCACAGATTGCTTATGGATTACAGAAAGCAACCCCAGATGCAAGTGACGAATACGTAACTATCATCGTATCTGGTGGTGAGTATCTAGAAGATAACCCAATTTCACTTCCTAGAAACTGTTCACTTGTTGGTGACAACCTACGTCGTGTAATCATGCGTCCTGCAAATCAGGATCGTCATATGATTAAGGCGTCTAACGAAACATACATCTTTGGTGTTGTATTCAGAGACGCATTACAGAACGCATCAGACCCACAGAGTACAGTAATTCATACTTGGAAGTATGCTTTTGTGTTTGATGACAAACAAAGATTATACTACGAACCAGAAATATCACAGATCCCTGCAATACCTGGCGATAAGTTCCGTGGTGATAACATATTCAAAGTTACATTTAACAACCACACAGGTAGTAACACAACTCTAGTAGTTGGACACTTTTTACAAGGTGGATCTTCAGGAACACTAGGTACAGTTCAGGCAATCAACTTTACAGGTCCTGTTGCATCACCTTACTCTACAGGTGATATTACGGTTCTTATTACATCAGGTATTAACGATGTATTCCAAGATGCTGAAAAAATATTCTATGATGCTGTAGCAGCAAATATCATTACTGACCTTAACAATGCGGGTGTATCAGATAGGTTTGACGTTGTTGATGCTGAATCATTAAGACCAGAACTAGAGACAATCTCTAATCAAATTTATCAGCACACTGTTGATACAGAAAGAGAAGTAGTATCATTTAGAGGCAGCACTAATTATATCAATATAACAACTGATAGAATTACTATTACTGCACACGGTTTATTAACTGGTGATCAAGTTGTATACAGTAAAGATGAGAATACAACTCCACTACCAGGTTTAATTGATACTACTCGTTACTGGGTAAGAAAGGTAGATGATAATACTATTGAATTATATGATACTGAAGCAAATGCTATTGCAAATACAACTCTAACTCAGGGTAGAAAAGATCTTACAGGTGTATCTGCCGATGATAAGTTCCATGAGTTGACAACTGGTAATGTGATGCCAGAAGACAATCACATTTATGTCAGCAGTCATCAGTATACAACTGGAGATGGTGTCATATATCGTGCAGGAAAAATGGGCGGTATCGCTGGTCTTGTTGACGGAACTGCATACTTTGTTTATAAAGAAAGCGATAACTGGTTCAGACTTGCATCATCTGCTGCTAACGCAACACAAAAAAATGCATCAGGTGCTGATGATCCTGTAACATTACCTATAACATCCACTGGTGTAGGTTTCCAAAGATTTGAATTACAAGATAAATTACTATCAATATCAACGATTGATACATCACTGAATACCATATCAACATATAATGGTCCTATATTCACATTAGCAAGTTCTTCTGTATCATCTGATTTCCATGATTATGAAGTTGGACAAGAAGTTAATGTTTATGGTTTCCAAAACAGTGCAATAAACTTTGGAACAGGAACTAATAGCACTTACAGTATTACTGGTGGATTGATTACAATTTCAATTACAGGTGTAGATAACTCACTTACCAGTGCGTTCTTTGGCAACATGGCATCATTGGGTCAAGCTGGTGTTACATTTGCATTTCCTGGCTCTGATGCAAGATTTAATAAGACCTACCATATTGGAGCATTTGATACAGGATCTGGAACTCCAACATTACCAGGCAATACTGATTTAGGTAGAGGTGCAGGAAGATATAACAGTTCTAACACAACAATTACATTTGTATTAAAACAAGCAAACATTGATACCGCAAGTGATGTATCTACATCATCTGGAACTGGTGTTTCTGTTCTTAATAACTTAGAAGATCTTAATGGTAGAAAGTATATTACACATCGTATTGAACGTGCTGATGGTTACTCACTACAGTTTGTTGTAAGAGCAAATATATCAGAAATTAGTGCTAGTCTTGATGCAACTGGTAACCAAACTGTTGTTGGATCAAACAACTATGTTCTAGCATCTCTTCGTAACTCACCATATGGATTTACTAAGATCAACCAAAGTGATAGATTTAGAGATGGTGCTGAGAATATCAAAAACAACCAAGAATTTATTGCAGAGGAGTCAGTCGGTTATGTCAAATATTATTATGAATCATCCGCTACTCGTGGTACTGCACTTACTATTGGTGGAACAAACTTTGGACAAGTAGCAGCAACTGTTGCAAGATCAGTTACATCATGGTCTATAACTGGTGATAAAGCAACTGTCAAGATTCAAAAAGGACACAACTTATATCCTAGTTTCAGTCAGCATACTCCAAGTGCTGCAACATACACTCCTGCAAGTGGTGTATTAGAAGTAACAATTACTGGTCATGGATTTAGTAATGGAGACCTAATTAAATTTGATGCGGGTGCATTAGTATTTACTTGTACAACAGATAGCAACCAAACCAAGCATCCATATCCAAGAGGATCAGATCCTGCATTTGATAAGTGGTTAGCAATATCTAATAAAACAAATGATACCTTTGAAGTTAACGTTGGTGTATCTAGCGACACTTCAACCCATACACTTGTAAGTGCGGGAACTAACTCACTTAAGAAAGCATTAACATCTGCTGTAACCTTTACAGGAACTGGTAACGCTACACTTAATGGAACTCATGGTATCCAAGACATCTATGATGATAGAGAATTTACAGTAGACCTACCAGACAGCACACAGAACGGACAGTCTGGAACTGGTGGAACATTCACAGATAATCAGCAACCATTCAGAACTCCTAATAGTAAGGATCAAGGTAACAAATATAGTGACGTTTCTGAATTACTATTTGCTAACGCAGACATGATTGCAGACTATGCAGTCAATAAAATGCTTGCTGCAAATCCAAGTTACACAATACCTACAGGCAATACTGCATGCTATGATGATGTCAGAGACTTTATACAAAAGTGTGTAGCACATAACCTCAAATGGGGTGGTAACGATAGAGTATTTGATCAGGCAAAATTCTATATTGATCCTGGTTTCTCATTAACAAGAGATCGTTATTCAGAAGTATTTGGATATGCAAAAGATGCTTGTATTTTAGCAGGAAGAAATCTACCATTATACAGAAATCCTCACGCTACAAAATTACAATACTATCATAATGCAACTCTTGACACAGGTGCAGGGACAGTTCGTCGTGACGCTGCAACTCTAATACAAAAAAACCTTGAGTTTATTGCATTTGAAGCAGTTCAACAATATAATATAGACAACCCATCCCACAATGTGCCAGGTGGAAACCAGAATTGTATTGACGATGCTTTAGATGTATTACGTGCTGTTACTTACAACCTAGCATACGGTGGTAACGAGCAAGTTTATGATGCTGCAAATCTATATGTTGCATCAACATTCTTAGACGGAGAAGAGACAGAATCACGTGCAGTATTCCAATTAGTAAAAACAATTGCAAAACAAGTTCTAGAAAGTCAGACTGTTACTGTTGAGGGTAATCATGGATTTACTCAGGTAACTGATAACACTAATAAAGGAACATCTGTTGAAGCAACATTGGTAGAAGGATTCTTCACAATCATTGACACTGCTATCGCTAACGATAACATGTCACATGCCACTAGAACGGTTGCAACCAACCCATCTTGTGCAAATGTCATCTCAGCAATTACAACCTTCTTCAGCACCGTTACAACAGCGATAGGAAGCGGTTCTACTGCAGGATCTGTATCCAGTGTTACAAGAACACCTTCACCTGGCGATCAACAGTGTATTGATGACGTCATGAAGATTACTAGAGCATTCCAGTATGACTTACGTTATGGTGGTAACTCTAAGATTGTTGAAGCAGCAAACTTATACATCTCTGGAGCAAGTGGTGTTCAGCACGTTGCAACTGAGGTCACATACACTCGTGCAATATTTGCAGCAGCAAAAGAATTATCAATAGACGCAATAAGAAATAATTTAGAGAATGGTCAGTTCTCACAAATACTTCCTAGATCAAATGGTTCGATTACTGTAGATTCATCTGCACCTGAATGTGCTAACGTTGTATCTGCATTGACTACAAACTGGGGTATCCTTGATAACGTATTATCAAGTGGTAACGCATACAGTGGAACTACAACAAATCCTGATCCTTTAGTTACAGAACAAGATCAGTCTAGTTACAATTTCCCACTAGTAAACACATTCCTAGATCTTCCAGTTATTGAAGCATCTCCTTATATTCAGAACTCTTCACTTATATCATTCCTTGGTGGTTCTGGTTGTGAAATTGATGGTGCT